GTGGAGGCGCGCTCATCCTCGTACCTCTCGAGTTATTGAGTGGTTCTTCGGAGTGGATGGCGCTTTCATCGAGAAGGCGCAGTCCACACTGGAGGCTGCTCAGCAGGTTTCCCATTTGGTTATGTCCGCTAAGGATGTGATCCAGGGTACCCCCACCTCGAAGGTCGAGATGTCCGTGGAAGTAAAGGAAAAGGTGCTTGATGTTGCTGAAAAAGCCTCAGAAGGGCTCACCTGGGCGGCTGTGTTCGCCTATGCGAATGTTGATACTGCATTGTTCATGTTCGTTGTATCAGGTGTGTACTTTGGCCTAAAGCGTCGTTTTGCGCAAGTGGAGAAGGAGTCGGCCGATGATAAGAAACCTTCCTTGTTCTCTTTGGTGGCTGCCGGTCTTAAAATCGGTGGTATCATTGCTGGACTTGCGGAGTTTGGCCGAGCTTTTGATCCGCGAAAGTCTCAAGGTGTTGGGATCGTCTGTGAGCTTGTTAAGTCTCTAGGCGTATTCTTCGAGGGTAAAACCGAGGAGAAGAAGTCCTCTCATCCTGGGCTGGGTGCATCGTTTTGTCCTCCCTCTCATGTCAAGGAGCATACTGAAAAGTGTGCTGCCTACGGTCGAGAGAATGGTCACGAGTGTATCTGTGATGGTCCGATGGTGGAAGTCGAAAACGTTGTTGTCTCTCGAACGGAGGCTGAGAAATTGGCCCTGATTGATGATGACGATGAATTTGCTTTCATGGCTCGGCTCTATCGTCTCGGGGATGGGGTGAAAAACCTCCTTCGCGAGAATGTGTGGAAGATCGGATGGTTCCTGGTGGCCGTGTCATTGGGAGTTGGTCTGTATGTGTTCATGCATGCCTCTCGCCTGCTCGATAGCCGTCTTGATGATGGTGACGATGAAGGCTCTGGCAACCGTGGCAAGAACAAGAAGTCCCGTCGTACCGGTGGTAAGGCAGCGCAGCGAAAGCGTTTAGCCTACTACAATATGGGCGATGTAGACTCTATTCTTGACTTCTGGGTGGATGATCAACATGCGGAGACCCCTGATAAGGGTACTTCTCTCAAACCTGGCCATGTTTACTCGTGGATCGTTCTTGGAGCCGACGGGCGTCGGTATACCAAGGAAGTTGAAATCCTCGAGAATTACAAGGAATGTTGCCATACCACGTCATGCCCAATGAAGACTCAAACGTCTATCAATGAGGTGTGTAACGTGAAGTGTGGTGGACATAATTGCACTCATTGGGTTGGGTGCAAGCCAACGACCGAAAAATCCCCAAAGGTTGGGACCACCCCTGCCAAGGCGCTGCCTCCCGTTCCTCCGAAAAAGGAAACGGTGGCCACGCTCCCTGTAGTTCCCGCTGGCAAGAATCACGCTAAAAACGTGAAGAAGGCTGCGAAGCGAAAGGAGAAGCGTGAAGCTTTGGTCAAGGGCTCTGACCTGACCGATCATGTCGCTCAACGAGCTTGTTTGGGAGAAGCCCTCCGAAAGGACGGTTCCTTCCTGCAGCAGGTGTTCGTTTCCTGGGCTGGAGTGTTGGTTAACGCCCATTCCATCGAGGAAGCGACTCACTTCAAGTTCGGTGATAAGACGTGGCCGAAGACTAAGGTGGTCACTGCCAAGGTGTCGGGTAATACCGACCTTGTGCTGTGCGCCCGTGCTGATGGAATGCCCAAAGCCTGGCCCAAGAAGAGATTTGAGAAGCCTGAGGTTTCGCAAAAAGTCTACTTTTTGGCCCAGAAGGGTAAGTCCTCGCAGGGTACTGTCCAAGTCGTTGACGAGAATGGTGAAGATGGGTTGACAATGCGTACAACCTGTTCAACTGCTCCCGGCGACTGTGGCGGTGTCTACCTGAACACCAATGGCAACGTCGTTGGTGTCCACTTCGGTGCGGGTCAACCGAACGTGAACAATCGTGCTGTCCCTGTGACTGACAGCATGTTGGCGCTTCAGCCAAAAAACTGACAGAGCCCATCGCATCTCGTTGCTACGAGATTGTTGGTGGGCAACCCAGGCGAGCTTTGCTTCCGCTTCAGGTTGTCGGTTATGTTCCGTTCCGTCCGGTTGCCAAGTCTCACTTTGTGCCAGCACCATGGGTGCGAGGTGAGCCGGGCGAGAAGGATGCATACTTGCCGAGTCGAATGACACTAGCTGCTTTGGCGAAAAGTTGCAATAAGGCGTTGGACCCGATCAAGCCCTATTCGGAGGCCCAGTTGCGGAGAATGTACGCGATTGGTTATACCTTGCTGAGTGGGATCTGGTTTGGGAACAATGTCCGCAGCTACGCTGATGCGGTGTCTAATCTCGACTTGAGTAAGAGTCCAGGCTACCCTTATTATTATCGTTGCTCCTCTAAGCGTGAAGCTTTGGAGAAGTTCGGTGATGAAATAGAGTGGCATGTGCGTCTTGTTCTTGCCGGTCAGGAGATGTGGCTCCCATTTACCCTGACCTTAAAAGATGAGCTTCGCACGAGAGATCGTGTGGAGTCCGAGAAAACCCGGGCCTTCAATGCGTCTGGGATTGTCCATCACCTGTCTAGTGAGTGCCTGTTTGGCGTACAAAACGACAAACTCATGGAAACATTAGGGCAGCATCCGATTACGATTGGTATCCAGGTTCCTGGCAACGAGTATGTCCAAGCCGTCTTGAATCTTTCAGACGACGAGGATTGCTATGATGCTGATGGGGACGGCTGTGACCAGCGTTTTAATTTGGGTGTAGCTCGTGTTATCCGTGATCTAAGGAAGGCATTCCTCCCTCCGGAGACTCATTCTGCTGTTGACCTTTTGTATGACAGTGTTTATGCAGGCGATACGATCGCTTGTGGCATTGTCCATAGGTTGCTGCACAACAAGTCCGGGTGGAAGAATACGGGTCATGACAATTCTCTTCAATATTTCTTGGCTACGGCCGAGAGTGTGGAGAGACTTTCCGGGTTCAAATATGGAAGTCTTGAGTATAACCAGGTGTTTCGATGCCTGATAAACGGAGACGACCTTGCAATCAAACTTGCTGCTTCAATTGGGATTGAGAAGCTTCGGGATGACCTAGCCCAGTATGGAATACTGTTGGAGCTGGGGAATATTGTGCCTAAGCGGGCACGATTCCTGAATTTCTTGTCTCACCACATTCGCGAAAGATGTGTTCCCCACTTCGGTGATGTCACCGTTGCTGCTGGAAACCGCGATAAGTTGGTTAGTAGCTTGAATTGGGTGCGTTTGAATTCAACAAATACGTTCGAGGAGTGTGTTGTCTTGCATTTGCTGGGCCTGCGCATTTGTCTGTGGCCATGGAAGGCGGATTTCGATGATGTTGATGAGAGAATCGATGAATACCTACGTGGTATTTCGGTGACCCCTTCGATTAGAAAGCTGCTTGAGGCCAGGATCAGTGACAGGCAATTCTTAGATTTGCATCTTCATGTTGAGAAAGGGTTTAACAGTTTTTCCCTTGACTCAGATTGTGCGGTTCCGGAAGTAAATATCAGCCGCATAATTTCGTTTTACGGACATAATGCAGAATCAGAAACCAACTGCCGCTCAGCGAGCTGCCCAGTCCCAGCGGGACAAGGCGCTTGCTAGAAGTGGTATGCAAAACAACTCAAAAGGGGGTGCGGCCTCTCCCCGAAAGATACGGGTTATTCGAAAGAATCCCGTTCAAGGCCGCGGGGGTGCGTTTGCTTCAAATCAAATGGAGAATTCGCAGCTAGTGTCGGCACCTGCCGCCATTGGTCGCGTTTCCAAGGGCGGTCGAGCTCAAATCTCGGCCGTGGCTGGTGGTGACCTCCGTGTTCGCGTGAAATATCGTGAGTACGTTCAGGACATCACCGGGTCTGTTGCTTTTGCTCTTCAGCAATTCAACATCAACCCTGGGCTCTCCACTCTTTTCCCATGGCTTAGTACCCTTGCAAGCATGTTTGAGAGCTACAAGTTCAACCGTCTGAACCTGCTGTTTAGGAGCTCTTCGCCGTCTGCACAGGCTGGCAAGACGTTCCTTGCGGTGGATTGGGATGTGCTGGACTCGGCTCCCGCCTCTAAACAGGCGATGATGCAAGAGCGCACGAAGGCCGATGCCAATGTTTGGCTCGACCTTAACTTGGGGTCGGACTCGGCGGACTTGCTCAAGTTTGGCGTACAGCGTTACGTTCGAACTGGGTCTGCTCCCGTTGGGTCCGATCTCAAGACGTACGATGTCGGCATGTTGAATGTGGCTTCGCAAGGAGTCACCAATGCGCCTGTCATCGGTGAGCTGTGGGTGGAATATGATGTGGATCTTATCACCCCAAATACTGCTCCTGCACCGATCAGCGAGAAGATAACGGCCGGTGGTGCTTCAATCGCCGCTGCGTCCCCGTTTGGCGCCACGCCTGTATTAGCCGGTAATGTTCCGGTAGTGGTGGCGGCGGACGGTAAGACGTTGACCTTCCAACAGGGAGGCAATTACTTCATGGAACTCAATGGGACTGGAACTGCGACAAGTTTCACTCCTGGTGGCACTGCCACGGTTACGGCACTGACGTTGGTAACGTCTGGTGCTGCGCTTATTGAGGGCTGGTCGATTTCCACCACCCCGGGTCAAACCGTTACGGTGGTGGGAACTGGTGGCACGATTACGGCCTTGGTCGCGAGACTGGCGCCGTATAATGTCAACCTGCAGTGAAGGAGCAGTATAAGCGAGCCCGACCGCTTTTAAGAATAGTCGGAAGGAAAATTCATTCGTGTGTGACTAGGTTTGACCTTTGGGCACTGGAATTCACATGGATGGTCCCTAG